GTAACTTTAGGATCAGGTGCATCACAATCAGGTTTTGGTAGAACAGGGACAGTTGATTGGCAGACAGGATCTATTAAAACAGCAAATTTCACTGCAGTGAATGGACAAGGATTTTTTGTAAACACAACAAGTAGTGCGATTACAGTCACACTACCTTCATCCCCTAGTGCTGGAAATATTGTAGCTGTAGCAGACTATGCGGGAACATCAGAAACAAATGCTATAACAATAGATAGAAACGGATCACCTTTTGAAGGTGGCACACGTAATGGTTCTATTAACACAAATAGACAAACAGTAACACTTGTTTATGTAGATGCAACTCAAGGTTGGGTTGCTGTGAATTCAAACGATTCATCATTTATAGCACCAGGATTTGTAGCCGCATCAGGAGGAAATACCACTGTAACTTGTGGTAATTTTAAAGTTCATACCTTCACAGGTCCAGGGACTTTTACAGTTTCGTGTGCTGGAAATGAACTAGGTTCAAACACAGTAGATTATCTTGTAGTAGCAGGCGGTGGTGGTGGCGCAGGTAGAGATGTTAGTGGTGGAGGCGGTGGTGGTGGATTTAGATTATCTAATTCAGCTGGATGTATTCCATCAAGTGTTATGTCTCCTTTGGCTAATGCCACAGGTGTACCTGTAACAGCAACAGCTTTTCCAATTACAGTAGGCGGTGGTGGTGCTGGTAATGTTTGCCAAGGAGTAGGAACAAATGGTAGTACTTCAACTTTTTCTACAATCTCTTCAGCTGGTGGTGGAGGAGGAGGTGTATTTAGTTGTGGTGCTGGATCAAATGGAGGATCCGGAGGCGGTGGCGGAAGACAAGGTACTGGAGGTGGCTCAGGAAATACGCCCCCTGTAAACCCACCTCAAGGATTTGATGGTGGAGATGGTTCACCAAATGGTGGTAACGCCGATGGTGGCGGTGGAGGCGGTGGCGCAGGTGCAGTCGGCTTTAATGGTCAGCCAGGAGGTCCCGGTGGTGGAGGAGATGGATCATTTATATCTCCAGCTATGGGAGCTTCTAATGGAACCACAGGTCCGGTAAGTAGCACTAGATATTTTAGTGGTGGTGGCGGTGGATCTCAACACAGAAATCAACCAAACCCAACTGTAGGTCCAGGGCCAGGTGGTGCAGGTGGTGGTGGCTCAAGTGGTGGTGCATCAGGTTCAGATGGAGTAGCCGGATCAACAAACACTGGTGGTGGCGGAGGTGCAAGTAGAGGAGCACCAGCAACTGGTGGTTCTGGGGGTTCAGGTATAGTAATAATAAGGTATAAATTTCAATAGGTAAATTATGAGTGAAGTAAAAGTAAATAAAATTAGTCCAAGATCAGGCACAACAGTAACCCTAGGTGATAGTGGCGATACGTTTACAATCCCTGCAGGTGCAACAATTAACAACCAAGGTACAGCAACAAACTTTGGTGCAACAGGAGCTGCGTCTTGGACAACAACAGTTAAAACAGGAGACTTTACAGCAGTCTCTGGAGAAGGATACTTTGTAGATACAACAAGTGGTGAAATAGATGTAACACTACCAGCGGGTTCGCCTGGTGCAGTTGTTGCGGTTAAAGATTATGCAAATACTTTTGATACAAATAATTGTATAATAATTACTAATGGCTCAGAAAAAATTGGTGGTTCAACTGAAAATGGAATTTTAGAAACAGAAGGGATAGCTGTCACATTAATTTATATAGATGACACGAAAGGCTGGTTAATAACAGATGATGGAAATCAATCATCAATAGATACTAATCCATTTTTGACTGCAACAGGTGGAAATTCTGTTGTGACTTGTGGTAATTTTAAATCACATATTTTTACTAGCCCTGGTAGTTTTACTGTTTCTAAAATAGCCTCTACACCCGCGAATAATACAGTAGATTATCTAGTAGTCGCTGGAGGAGGTGGAGGTGGACAAGGAGCATCCCCAGCTTACATGGGCGGTGGTGCAGGAGCAGGTGGTTTTAGAATGTCAAATGATTTATGTATGCCAGCTCCAACAACGTCACCTTTAGCAAATCCTACTGGATTAACAGTAACAGCTACGGCTTTTCCAATAACAATAGGTGCAGGTGGTGCAAAAGCTGGTGGTGATAATACAGCAGGAAGTGCAGGTTCAAATACAATTTTTTCAAGTATAACTTCAGCGGGTGGTGGTCAAGGTGGTGCAGGAACAGGTCCAGCTAGTACAGGCGGAAATGGTGGATCAGGTGGTGGAGGAACATCAGGCGGTGGAGGTGGAACAGGAAACACACCGCCAGTAAGTCCTGCACAAGGAACAAATGGATCAACAAGTCCTCCAGGTAATACTAATGGTGGAGGAGCTGGTGGGGGTGCCGGTGGAGCAGGTGCTTTTGCAGGACCACCAAATGTAGGAGGTCAAGGAGGTGCTGGGTCTTTTATAGCAGATGCAATGATTGGACCTACAGCGCCAAGTTTTGGAACTCCGGGCCCAGTATCATCAACAAGATTTTTTGCGGGTGGTGGTTCAGGTTCATCAGATGGACCAAGTAATCCACCATCAGGAACTACACCAGGTGGTGCAGGTGGTGGTGGTGCAGGTGGTAAAGGTAATCCTGGAAGTGGTGGAAATGCAACAGCTGGAACTGCTAATACAGGTGGTGGTGGCGGAGGTGGTTCAGGTGATGGTCCAAATTTAGGTTTAGCTGCAGCAGGCGGGTCAGGTATAGTAATAATAAGGTATAGATTTCAATAGTTGAATGATAATTAAAATTAATATATAAGGAGAAACATTATGGCACATTTTGCAAAACTAGGAGCTAACGGAAAAGTTATTCAGGTATTAACACTTGATAATAAAGATATGTTAAATGCTGATAACGTTGAGGATGAATCAGTAGGTCAACAATATTTAGAAAAACATAATAATTGGCCTGCACAAATGTGGATTCAAACATCTTACAATACATCCGGTAACAAACATAGTTCAGGTGATGATTCTAAAGCATTCAGAGGAAACTACGCAGGTATAGGTTACGTTTGGGACGAGGATGATCAAATCTTTTGGCCTAAAAAACCTCACGCTTCTTGGGTAAAAAATACAGCTGAAGCTAGATGGCAATCACCAATTGGTGATGCTCCAGCATTGACAGCTGAACAAGAATCACAAAATCAAGCTGTAACTCATTCATGGTCTTATGTTTGGAATGAAGAAGGCCAGTCTTGGGACTTGACAGACGGAATGGCATAATTTAAAAAGGTATGTGGTATGCAGAAGAAAGTATTATCTGAAATAGCATTATATTATGGTGACGTAACAATGCCCAAAGATTGGGACATTGATCGAGATAAATTACAAAACGATATTTTAAAATCACAAGTTCAAAACAAAGATTTTCCATTTTCAAGAACTTGGGATATGTTGAATACTTATATGCGAGATCACTTTGGTCTTGAGTATGGTATTAAATTAGTCAATAAAGAAACATGGGGTAATATGTATAAGCCTCAAGAAACTACAATCCCTTTATTAAATATAGATCCTGTGGATTTGCGGAACTCTCCAGATTATACGTTTCTTTATGGTGTTAAAGTAAAAGATTGCATGGTTCGAATACACTATGAAGATAACAGACGTAAAGGTAGAAGTTGGGACATACCATTAGAAAATAATAAATTTATAATATTTCCATCAACTAATATGTATTACTTAATCAATAATCAAAAAGATAATTTAAATTTTGTGCAAACTATAACATATGAATATATCTAATTATTATTGGTATTTTAGTGGTGTGCTTACACCTAGATTCTGTGATGACGTTATACAATATGCATTACAGCAAAAAGAAACAATAGCTAGAACTGGCGGTTATGAAAAAGAAGAATTATCAAAAGAAGACGTTAAAAATATACAGAAAAAAAGAAAGTCTGATTTGGTATGGCTTAATGATACCTGGATATATAAGGAATTACATCCATACGTGCACGAAGCAAATAGATTAGCTGGTTGGAATTTTGATTGGGATAGATCAGAATCCTGTCAGTTTACAAAATATAAATTAAATCAATATTACGATTGGCATTGTGATAGTTGGGATAAACCTTATAACAGAAAAGACCCAAACAATCCAGAGCACGGAAAAATTCGAAAACTATCTATGACTTGTCAGTTGACAGATGGTTCAGAATATAAAGGTGGTGAATTAGAATTTGATTTTAGAAACTACGATCCACATATGC